TGGGCGCGGGCTAAAGGCGTACCAACCGAGGAAAGCGAATGGGCGCAAGTCAAAGGCGTAAGGGCGCAGCCGGTGAGAACGAGCTCGCCAAGATCCTGAGCGATCAGCTCGGCTGGGTGGTCAGGCGCAACATCGGGCAGGCCCGTGACGGTGGGGACGACATCACCGTCGGCCAGTTTCGGTGGGAGGTCAAGCGCAGGAAGGGCATCGCCGTCCACGAATGGGTCGAGCAGGCCGTCCGTGCATCCGGTCCCGGCGACATCCCGGTGGTTGCCTGCCGGGGTGACGGCAAGGGCTGGCTCGTGGTGATGCGATTGGAGGACGCCATGCCGCTGATCCGCGGCGAGTTGCCGCAGCGGTAGTAGGGGGGTAGACTTGGGGCATGACCGAGACTGAGCGGAAACCTTGCCTGAACTGCAACAGCAGCGGCTGGGTGGCCGATTGGTCTGGCGGGTGGGTGCGGTGTCCCGACTGTGAGCCGCCGCCCCCGCCGAAGGTCGCGGTCGAGTTCGTGCGTGGCGCGAAGGTCCGGCGCAGGGTAGTAGTTGACAATGACTGGCCGTCGGAGGCCGCATGAAAGGCAAGAGCAAGGTCAACGAGGCTGGCAACTACACGAAGCCTGAGATGCGCAAAGGGCTTTTTAGTCAGATCATGGCGAAGGCGACGCACGGTACGGCGGCTGGACAATGGAGCGCACGAAAGGCGCAGCTCCTGGCGAAGATGTACAAGGCCAAAGGCGGTGGTTACAAGTGAAGAAGCCGCAGTTCAGCCTCAAGGTTTGGGGCGAGCAGAAGTGGCGCACCAAGAGCGGCAAGCCCTCGAGCGAGACCGGCGAGCGGTATCTGCCAGAGTCGGCAATCAAGGCTCTGAGTTCAGCCGAATATGCGGCAACCACTCGGGCGAAGCGCGAGGGTAAGGCGCAGGGCAAACAGTTTGTACCGCAGCCCAAGAAGGTTGCGGCCAAGACGGCGCGATATCGGTGAAGGCGCAGCTGCTCGGAGATAACGGCGATCAGGAAGGCGAGGATCTGTTCGGCTTTCGTCGCCGGAGAGGTGGTGCAATTCTGGGAGGAGCCGTCGGCAGGGTGCCAAGACTTGCGCCGAGGACTACCGCCGGGATCGCCGCAGCGGGTCTCGGTGGTCCGTTGCCGGTTCGCGGTGGCGGTGGCGTACCGGGTGGCCCGCCGAGGCCGGTGCAGGATTATCAGGTCGAGGTGTCAGGATGAAGACGCCAGCATGGCAGCGCAAGGCAGGGCAGAACCCGAAGGGCGGTCTCAACGAGGCCGGTCGCCGCTCTGCCAAGGCCGAGGGGATGAACCTCAAGGCTCCGGTCAAGTCAGGGGACAACCCGAGACGCGCCAGCTTCCTTGCCCGGATGGGCAACGCCCCCGGCCCGATGGTCGGGAAGGACGGCAAGCCGACACGCCTCGCCCTCGCCTTGAAGGCATGGGGAGCGAGCTCGAAGGAAGACGCCAGGGCGAAGGCCAAGGCAATCAGCAACCGCAACAAGGGGAAGTGACCATGCCGCTCAAGCAGGGATACAGCCAGAAGACCATCTCGCGCAACATCTCAGCCGAGGTCCGTGCCGGTCGCCCGCAGAAGCAGGCCGTCGCCATCGCCCTCGATACCGCCCGTCGCTCGGCCAAGAAGGCCGGTAAGGGAATGGCGGCACGCAAGCTGATGGCGAAGAAGTAATGCCTCCACAGACACGGTCCAGAACAGGCAGCGTCCAGAAGGTACTGAAGGCCAATGCCTCGGTGCCTTGGGTTCAGCGTGCGCTCAACCCAGAAAAGTACCCTATGCCGCAGGTCTCCCCAGAAGGTGAGATCATGACTCACCGCATGGCAGCAGAGATCGGGCCTGACGGCAAGGCTTACGCATTCCCTACCGTTGTCCTGCAGGGCAACAGATATGTCGAACTGCCTCTTGATCAGGCGATGAATCGCGCTCTGAAAACGGGCGATTTCATCAAGACCGACAACATCGAGAAGGCGGTCGAGATTACCAAGAAGTACAAGGGCGAAAAGTTCAACCAGTTTTATGGGCAGGCAACCAAGCGCCTGATGGCGAAGTGATGCCAGGAGGCAGACCGTCAATCTACACGCAGGAGCTGGCAGACCGAATCTGTGAGCGGCTGGCATCCGGCGAGTCCCTGCGGGCTATCTGTGGGGATGACGGGATGCCGGTGTGGTCAACCATCGGTAAGTGGTTGAAAGAAAAGCCGGAGTTTTCGGCGCAATACGCACGCGCACGCGAGGATCAGGCCGAGGCTCACGCTGACCGCATCATCGAAATCGCGGACGACGACAGCATCGACGCGAACCACAAACGCATCATGGTGGACGCTCGCAAGTGGGTAGCCTCCAAGCTCAAGCCCAAGCGGTACGGCGACAAGCTTGACCTTGAGCACAAGGGCGAGGTCGGTCTGACGGTGGTCGTGAAACGGTTCTCGGATGTCGATAATCCTACCGGCTAACGGCTGGGCTCCTCGCCACTACCAAGGTCCAGCGTGGGCTGCACTCGAGGGCGGCTGCAAGCGGTTGGCGCTTTCTTGGCATCGAAGATCGGGGAAAGATGACTTGAGTCTGCACTGGGCAGCGGTCAGCGCCATGACCAGAGTGGGCGGCATCTGGCACATGCTTCCCCAAGCCAACCAGTCTCGGAAGGCCATCTGGGACGCGGTGGACCCGCACACTGGCAGACGGCGCATTGATGCTGCATTCCCGCCCGAGCTTCGAGAATCGACCCGCGAACAGGACATGTTCATCCGGTTCAAGAACGGTTCGACTTGGCAGGTGGTCGGCAGCGACAACTACAACAGCCTGATCGGTTCGCCGCCCATGGGGGTGGTGTTCTCCGAGTACGCCCTCGCCGACCCGAATGCTTGGGCGTTCCTGCGTCCCATCCTTGCGGAGAACGGCGGCTGGGCCATTTTCATCTCGACACCTCGAGGCCGGAATCACTTCGCCCGTCTGGTGGACTACGCCCGCAAGGACCCGGAGTGGTTCGGTCAGGTGCTGACGGTCGAGGATACCAAGGCCATCTCGCTCGACATCATCCAGCGAGAGCGCAAGGAGCTGCGGGTCGAGCGCGGTGAGAAGGAAGCCGAGGCCATCATCCGGCAGGAGTACTACTGCGACTTCGATGCTGACATTCCGGGTGCCTACTACGGCGATGCCATCCTCAAGGCCGAGCAGGGCGGCAGGGCAGGCGAGTTCCAGCACATCGTTGGCCAGCCGGTTGGGACGGCGTGGGACATCGGCATTGGTGACTCGACGGTGGTCTGGTTCTACCAGTTCGTCGGTCACAAGATCCGAATCATCAACGTGCTGGAAGGCTCCGGCGTCGGGCTTGAGTGGTACGCCAAGAAGCTTCTCGCCATGGACTACGTGTACGGTGACCACATCTGGCCGCACGACGGCGCGGTAAAGGAGTGGGGGTCTGGCAAGTCCCGGCTCGAAACAGCGGCGGGATATGGGCTCAAGCCTCGGGTGCTTGAGGCTGACTCGGTGGACGATGGCATCCAGGCGGTGCGCCAGATGCTGCCGGTGGTCGAGTGGAACAAGGCTCCCGACCCGTTCCCCGGCGAGACTGCCGAGGATGCAGCGGCTCGCATGACCCGAGCGATGGATGCCGTCCGGCAGTACCGGCGCGAATACGACGACCGGCTGCAGCGGTTCAAGGACAGGCCACTCCACGACTGGACGAGTCACTACGCCGATGCTCTGCGGTATCTTGCCAAGGGTCGCAGGCCGTTCCGTGGGACGGTGCGACGGGCTGGTCCGGGGGTGGCTGTAGCAGATTACTCAGTGTTCGGCTAGACTCGCGCCAAAGTCTGCCACGAGGTGCGCCATGTCCGGTCTGTTCAAGCCCAAGATGCCGAAGATCGAGCCGCCCCCGCCTGCTCCCGAGATCGATGTGGCGAAGCAGCGCGAGATCGAGTCCACCCGGCTGCGTCGGCGGCGCGGGCGTGCTGCCACGATGATGTCCACGCCTGAGACCCAGCAGATGGGCGGCGTCGCTACGACCCGACTGCTGGGCGGCGGCATGTAATGGCGACGAAGAAGATCACGCAGTTCAGCTCGCTAGCGCAGATCGACCTTGATTCTGCGGCTGATGTCCTGCCGATCGTCGATGTCGGCGCAGGCGAGACCAAGAAGATCACGGCGAAGGCGCTGACCGGCGGGGCGGTGACCGACCTTGCCGCGACCTGGAACAATGTCGCCACGACCTTCAACGGCATCAAGCTCGATGTCACCGACACGGCCTCTGCTGCCGGGTCGTTCCTGCTCAATCTGCTCATCGGTGGTGCTGCCCGGTTCCAAGTGACCAAGGCCGGAAACGTGAGCGCCGCCGGTACCCTAGCAGTCACGGGCGCATCAACCCTGACTGGCGCAGTGACGTTCAAGAACGCGGCGCGGTCCGACTCGGCGACTGCTGGGGTGGGGTATGCGACTGGCGCGGGTGGGGCTGTCACGCAGCTCACCAGCAAGGCGACCGGCGTCACGCTCGACAAGATCTGCGGCACCATCACGATGCACAACGCGACTCTGGCGCACCAGACCCCTGTCGCATTCACGCTGACGAACAGCGCCATCGAGGCGACCGATGTGGTGGCCGTATGCGTGAAGTCAGGCGGCACTGCTGGTGCGTATCTAGTGAGCGCCGGCGCTGTCGCGGCTGGTTCGTGCTCGATCACCCTGTTCAACGCCCAGACCTCGGGCAATCTGTCCGAGGCCGTGGTGCTTCAGTTCGCAGTCATCAAGGCCGTAGCGGCCTAATCGGAGATAGACATGGCAACAGGCATTGTTCTCGTATCGAACGCCAGCGCGACTGGCGCATATTATCCGTGGCCCGGTGGCCGTGGTGAGTTTCGGGTGGAAGGCAGCTTCCCCGGCACGGTAAAGCTTGAGACGAAAGGCCCGAACGGCGCCGCGCAGGATGTCGGCGTATTCACGACCCTGACCGCTGCCGGAGGTGGCATCTTCGAGCTCGGCGCTTGCGAGATTCGCTGCA